AGGTTCGGTGTCAATATTACCAATGAAAACAACTGGGTGTTTATCGGTAATTTCGGCGGATTTCAAATCTAATTGAAGTCCTGGAGGAAAAGGCAAACCGCCGTTTCCGAATTTAACCACTAAATCTGTAGGAACAGTGGAGGTCGCAAAATCGACCAAATGAGGAATGTAAGAAACACAATTTGACTTTGAACTTGGTTCAATGAAAACAGTGTCTCTTGGCACTACCCCGAAACGAAGAAAATCTCTTGGGACACCATCGGTTGAATCCACCATGTTGAATTGGCGAACTGTAATGGTGACTGATTCCAAGGCTACGACTCTGAACAATCCTTTGGCTTGTTGTGTTCTTGGATGTGCAGAGAAACTTGAATAGAAACCAACTTCTCCGTCTGTGAGAACGGCAGCAGCGGAAGAAGCGTGTACCAAAAGAGTGGCAGAAGGCGCGTTCGATGATTGTAGTTCAGACATTTTGCAATTTGAAATGATTGTCTTTAGTTCGAATTTTAAAGGTCCCGTAAGGTCTCCTATCGGCTAATTTTACGTTGACTTTGGCATGAGTTTTCGAAATTATTATGACGTTGACGGGTTCTTCGAACAAATTACCTTCTATCCTTAGACATGGAATACCCTCGCGCATCAATAATTCGATCAGATTTTCTTGTTTCATGCCTCTGAATTGTTTGTAATAACTGTTAGGTCTACCTGGTCTTAGAGCTCTAACACAATTCGCTGCACAATCCGATTTAGAATCCACTGTTATTATATGATCTTTCAGTCTTACCACCGAAAATTTGTCGAACGTGGATCTGATTCTTAATTGAATCATTGTGTCAATCATTACAGTTATTTGGGCCGAAGAATAGAAAGGATAGTGTATTTGACAAGCGTTAACCAGAAATTCTACTTCTTCATCATCATAATCAGTTGCTCTTGATACGTAACTTGAATACAATACGTTGTTTGAAACGTTTGAATCTGAAAGTCTTGTGAAATGTTTCAAGAATGCTCTGACTGGATCTACCAAATATCTTTTGCCGTTGTGAAATCTTCCAGCATGATAACCTACAGTGCCGTAATCAACTGTTAATTTTACTTGGGTTATAGAAGGCAAATTGGCTAATGGGTGAGGGGATAAATTGAAGATATTGCCGTGTACGTCGTCTCCTTTCTCCACTATTGACATCGTGTTGGCGTTTGAAAATCTGCAAGCTATTACGCACATCTCCATTACGTCATTTCTTATCAATGTGAACGGATCGCCAGATCCCAAATTGTAAGACACTGACGAACGAGTTGCATCTGCACCCCTGGATCTAAAATGATATTTTCTAGAATATGCCAGATAGAACAGCAAACTGTCTTCGTCCAGTCCTGCATCACGAGCTATCAAAATGAAGGCGTAAAGAAAAGCTGCCGTGTGTGAACTATCTTGTTTGGAAACGTCGGCTTGTATATTCTTTGGTCCATTCATTCCTTCTGCCAAACCCAATATTTGCAATCTTGAAGACAAAACTTGATCGGACATTCCGTAATCCAATATTGCTCCATCTCGTAACATCCTCGACAAATTCAGATACAATTTGGGTTGAGAAGTTGAAAAGTGTGCATTGAAAGCTTTTGAATTTGCCAATATTGATTGTCCGTAAGGTACAGTGGCTGCAAAACCTGGCACTGCTTTTGCTTTGGTTTGAGTCTTATACTCTGCATCTACCGTCAAACTTCTGGCTGTCTCTCCCAATGGTTCACCAGTTATTATCATGTTCAGAGCATTTATTTCAGTCTCGGCTAACCAAGAGGCTTGCTTCTCCACGTCTAATATAGTGTAATCCGATGCGTAAAAACATTCTTTGAATCGTTTGTATATTGTTGTCCCTTCCTGCATATCTGCCGTGCCGAATCTTGAGGTCTTTGTCGTTGCAATTTGTCTGTCCACTAGATTCTTAAAGGAATCGAAACCTGAGGAATTCAC